TTATTTTAATGGACGAGCCGCCTATCTTGTCCCCTAAAGATTTAAAGGCAAAACAAAAGGAATCTTTATATATCCTGAAGGAGCGACATGTCACCCGAACAGCACGCTCAACTAATCTCTGATTTACAATCAAGTTTCTTTCTATTTACACGCACCTTTTACCCATTGCTTACATCAAGAGATTTGATTATATCGAATCCAATGGGGCGTGAGTCTCATATACTTACCATATCCAGAGAGCTCGTCAAATGCGCCAGGCTTGAAACTACGAAGCTCATCATCAACGTTCCTCCTGGTCACGGTAAAAGCCTTCTAATATCTATGTGGATAGCTTGGACAATGGCTAAGTACCCTGATAGCCGCTATCTCTACATATCATACTCTCAAACACTTGCGGCAACTCACACAGACACTATTCGACGCATCATGATGCTGCGTGAATACAGGGAACTGTTTGGTGTTGAACTTCGCTCGGATAGCAAAGCTAAAGATTACTTTCAAACGTCTGCCGGTGGTGCGGTTGGGGCGTTTGGTTCTACAGGCGCTATCACTGGACGCGATGCTGGATTACCAGGGCTAGATAGATTCTCAGGCGCATTGTTAATGGATGATATGCACAAACCTGATGAAGTATTTAGTGATACGATGCGAGAAAAAGTTATTCAGAATTATAGGGACACCATCCAGCAGCGTGCTCGAGGAATTAATGTGCCGTTCATCATGATTGGACAGCGTCTTCATGAGGCCGATTTGTGCGACTACTTGTTGCGTGGTGAGGATGGTCACGAATGGCGAAGAGTAATATTAAAATCCATCGATGACGCCGGTAACGCACTTTACCCAGAGGCATTCCCGTTAAGCATGTTGCGGATTAGGCAAGAGCGAGACATCTATGTGTTCTCGGCTCAGCACCAACAAGACCCTCAGCCAGCGGGTGGCTCTGTCTTCAAGAAAGATTGGTTCCACATCATGGACTTTGAGCCTGAAATACTGATGACATTTATTACAGCTGACACAGCAGAAACAGATAAAGAATATAACGATGCTACAGTTTTTAGTTTCTTTGGCCTATATGAGATAACAGTATTTGGTAAGAAGACAGGTGACTATGGGCTTCATTGGTTGGATTGTTTAGAAACGCATGTTGAACCAAAGGACTTGAAAGATGCTTTTATTGATTTTTACGCAGGATGCATGCGCCACAAAGTTAGTCCGCTCATGGCTGCTATCGAGAAGAAAAGCACAGGCACAACGCTCCTCTCTGTTCTACGTGAGATGCAAGGCATGCAAATACGCGATATACCTCGCAACAGAGGCGCTGGATGCAAGACAGCTAGATTTCTAGAGTGCCAGCCTTACATTGCGGCTAAGCGCGTTAGTTTCACGAAGGACTCTGGACACGCAGATAATTGTATTACACATATGTCTAAGATAACCGCCAACGAGTCTCACCGAAGAGATGACATTGCTGATACATTGGCGGATGCAATTAAGATCGCATTGATAGATAAAACATTAACCGTAAATACTAAACAAGATACTATAAAAGCTGCTACTATACTACAAAGGCAAAAATCTACCTTAAAAGCTAGAGGGACTTTGTATGGCGATCAGCAAAACAGCTTCTGAACAACTTCCGAGAATCAAAAAGAATGTATCGACTGCGTACATGTATTTTAACGATAACTATAAGCGTTACCGTGATTTTAGGCGTTACGTATTCAAAGAATCTATTAATGAGCAACAACGAGCTGTTCTACAACAGCTCAACCGCCCCGTAGTCGAATTCAATATCCTAGAGGCGTATATCTCTAGGTTACTCGGAGAGTTTTCGATGAATGAGCCTGGTATTGAGGTAAGTCCGGCGGAAGGCGTTCCTGTCCAGTCGCAAGTGCTTGATGTCGTAGAAGGTCATCTTCGTTCTATTCTCCATAAGGCGGACAAAGATTCATTTTCGTACGAGGTCTACAAAGATTTGTTATCTGGTGGTTTCTCGGTTGCAAAGGTTTGGACTGATTACGCAACACCTATGAGCTTTGAACAAGAAATCCGATTGACGCGCGTGTTTGACCCAACGTTATGTGGCTTCGACCCAATGGCTCGCGATACACATAAAGGCGACGGTCAATATAGCTTTGAAGTTTATCCGATGACAGAAGAGGACTTTAAGCGTTGCTATCCAGAAGTCCAGCTATATAACATTGCGTATACTCGTGATGTAGAGGGTTTCAATTGGAGCTACAAAGACCAGCAAGGCCAGAAGATTGTATTGGTTGCTGATTACTACGAGAAGAAAAAAAAGAAGGTCAAGATTGTGAAGCTTGCCAATGGTCGGGTGATGACCATGAAGAATTATGAGAAGCTTGCGGTGTATTGGAAGCAAGAGGAGTTCATTGAGCAGCTGCCTGTTATCGTTGGTGAACCGCGGATGACAGAGCTTGAGACTATTTGCAATTACAAGCTCGTTGAAGACCAGGTTCTTGAATACCATGAGACCGATTACACTTATTTGCCGCATGTGTTCTTCGATGGTAACTCAATCAATTTAACTGTTGGAACTAATAACAATACTTATCAGATGACAAGACCTTATGTTTATCATGCTAAGGGCATACAGGACATGATGAACTATGCTGGGCAGACAATCTGCAACAGCATGGAGAATTTGATTCAGCATAAATTTATTATTATGAAGGAATCCATTCCACAAGAACAAGATTACTTGGAGGCACTTGATGATATTCAGAGAGCGAATACGATTGTTGTTAATGCATTTGCAGAAAACAACCCTGATAAACAAATACCGAATCCTATACGTGAAGTTCAGAATATACCTTTGCCACCTGAAGTTATGGCTTCATTCCAAGTCACGGGGCCAATGACTCAAACCATTCTTGGTTCGTTTGCAAGCAACTTAGCTAAGAATGATAATGCGTTGTCTGGTAAAGCTGTGATTGAATCTATATCAGTAGATAATGCGGCTAGCATGCCTTATGTGGTTGGTTACTTGGCGGGACTTACGCAGGTTGGGAATATCATTGTTGATTTGATGCCGAAGTATATCGTTGGAAAGAGAGTTATTCCCATTCGCAGCAAGGGTGGTGAACGAAGTTATCAAGAGGTTAACTCACCAACCAACCCAATGATTAACTACGATGAGAAGGCTATCAAGGTTAACATCGATGCTGGAGTTAATTTCCAAGTACAAAAGAGCCAGGCATTGCAGCAGCTTATCGGTATGATGCAAGCTAGCGAGGAGTTCGGTAAGTTTATGAACTCACCGAAAGGCCTTGAGATACTCGTTAAGAACTTAAACATTTACGGCGTCGATGAGCTGCAAGAAGCTGTTCCGCAGTGGCTGCAACAGCAACAACAACAGCAGCAACAAGCCATGCAAATGCAACAACAGCAAATGCAGAACGATCCACGCATGATTAAGGCTCAAGCGGACATCGCGAAGGTTAAGCTTCAAGAGCAACAAGTGCAAATTCAAACGCAACTTGACATGAAGCAAATGGAACTTGACGAAGCGCAAAATCAGATAGAGAATCAGCTTGCGATTGCGAAGTTAGCTAACGAAAAGATTCTGAATGATAGCAAGATTCTTGAGGCTGAGGCTAAGGTGAGTCAGATGCAGATTGATAGTGCTGTTCGTCTCGAAGAGTCGCAAACCAGTCTTGAGAGGCACGCGCTCGATGCGGCCGCGAAGTTGGCTGAGGTTAAAAGTCGTGAGCATGGCGACCATTTGGCCACGCACAAATTGGCTCATGAGATTCACATGGCACATAAGGGACTTAAAGATGAAGACACCAAAATATAAAATATCAGCCAATGATATAACCACTCCAAGCGGAGTTCATAAACTAGAGCGTGATGGTCATAGCAAAGAAGCTATTCATCGTGCGCTTTACAAGCATACTGAGGGCGCGTCTCATCGAGATAAAGAGAGAATCCTTGGGCGTTTGTATGATAGAAAAGAATAATTCTACAGGAGAATGTTATGGCTAAAGAAATGAAACAAAAGAAAGAAGTCAAGAAACACATGAAGCATGATGACAAAGCGCAAGACATGAAAATGTTAAAGTCTAAGGTTAAAAAATCTTGCATGAAGTGAGGATGATATGCCGCTCAAGAAAGGTAAAAGCAACAAAGTTGTTGGTTCTAATATTAAAGAGCTAGAATCAACTGGAAAATACCCTCACCGTCAGGCGATTGCAATTGCTCTCTCGGAAGCTGGTCGCTCTAAGAAGAAAAAGAAATAAAGCATTTCCATAGTTCAATGCATACAGAACACCTAAGTCCTTCCCAGGAGACGTGGGTTTGATTCCCACAGGAAATGCGCCTATACTGAAAGTGAACCAACAAAAGGAGGTTCGCCATGAACAATGATAAGACTCTACCGATAGAAGCCGAAGAGCATCGGAAAGAAACATCAAAGATGGGTGTTGAACTAGGATTCCCTCCCTACCACCTAACATTCTTTGTTGCTCGAGAAACAGAAACCGAGACAAAGCACCCTTCGCCGCCCCTGACACCCAAACCAAGCACCATCGAGAAGCCGTAAATATTTATTGACAGTTTTAACCTATTATGTCAATAATCAAACGATAAGGGCTAACATCGCTTGAAACGCACAATCCCTTACATAATACGTAGCTACACGACAACCTGGCCGAATCTTTGCGCGTAATGCATTGTTATCCACGGTGACACCGACAAAAAGTCAAGAGAAGGTAATAAGATGACTGATGATTTAGAGATTGTTGAACAGGGTGATAGTCCTGCTGAAGAAGCTCAAGGTGTGCCTGCTGGTGACATGTTAGATAAACGAACCGTGTCAAAGATTGTAGAGCGGGAACGACTGAAAGCTTTTGAAAAAGGCAAACAAGAGGCACTCATGCAATTACAACAAGAGCAACAACAGCAACAAGCACAACAACCTGAGCAAGCGCCGATGCAACAACAAGCGCCTATGCAACAACCGGGCAACCCGGGTGGTATGTCTCAAGCTGATGTTGAACGGATGATTGCGGAAAGAACGCCTCAAGCTTTACAAGACCACGTGCAAAGACTTCAAAGCGAGCATACGATTAATTCGTTTGTTGGCAAGATGCAAGCGGCCGAGGAAAAGCATCCTGGACTCGAAGCAAAGCTAAATGATTTAGATTATTCGCCTGCTATGGCCTCTATTATCCAGATGGCCAATGACATGGATAACACTGCTGATATCATGAAAGAGTTAGTAGATAACCCAACGAAGTTGAGTAATTTACTAGGCAATGCTAAAGACCAACCAAAATTAACAAAGCGACTCTTAGCGGATTTAAGTGGTTCGATTAAACAAAATCAAGATGCTCTTGCTCAAGAGAAACAAGCTCAAGACCCGATGTCACAACTTAAGCCTTCATCAAGTGCTGGAATGGATAACAGTACAATGTCGGTCAGTGACTTTAGAAAAATGTTTAGAACCTAGAATTCCGCTGGCATTGTAGAAAACTGTTATCTCCGAAACCTATTATTTTTTGGAGTGTTACATTATGCCTACACCTGTGAACGTCCTTCAGACCGTCCAAACTTATCAAAAAGCTGAGCTTGCATGGTTACTGAACAGTTTTTGCGGTATTAATTTATCCAATAAGAAATTCAAGAATTTTAATGATTTAACAGCTAACCTTGGTGACACTGTTACATTCGATACAACTCCACGTTACATTTCATACGCTGGTCTTGTTATCACTCAACAACCATCTACTCAACGTGTTCAATCACTTGTTTGTTCTCAAGCAGCGAACGTTGCAGCAGCTTACACTGATCAACAATTCATATTTAACGTTCGTGAGTACATGGACAGATTTGGTATGTCTGCTATGAAAGAATTGGGTTCTTTAATTGAGTCTGACATTCTTCGTAACTTCATTTCTGGTGTTCGTGTAAACGACCCCCAAAATGCTAACTTCGGTGCATTGCAAGTTAACTCTGGTCCTTTCCGTTTCTATGGCGACGGTATTACACCAATTAACTCTTACACTCAATTAGCTCAATCAGTTGCTAACTTTGACGACTTCGGTGCGGCTACTCACAAGAAGATTGGTATATTGCCTGTTGCGAATATTCCTGCGATTGTTGGTACTGGTTTAAACCAATTCGCAATGAATCGAAACAATGACATTGCCAACTCTTGGGAACTAGGTCGTTTCAGCGAGACAGATTGGTATGAGTCTAACTTACTTCCAATTCAATTGGCCGGTAATATTGGGAACACTGCTGCTCCTAATAACGTGTTGACTGTTGTTTCTACGAACGATCCAACTGGCGCTAACGTTACTACGATTAGCTTCACTGAGCCAACAACCGGGACCGATGCAGATGCTGTTAAAGCGGGAGATTTATTCCAGTTCAATGATGGAGTTTCTGGCAAGCCAAACATGCGTTTCTTAACATTCATTGGCCATAGACAATCACAACAACCTGTTCAGTTCCGGGCTATTGCTGACGCGGCTACTGTTGCAGGGGCTATTACCATTCAAATCCAAACCATTAATAGTGTTGGTTTAGTATGGGCTCAAAATCAAAACCAAAACTTAAACAACGCAATTGTTGCTGGTATGACTGTTACTGCATACCCATCACATCGCGCTGGTTGTTTGATGTCGGGTGATCAGTATTACTTGGCCATGCCACGTCTACCTGATCAGTCTCCGTTCACTACTTCTAATATGGTCGATGCTGATTCAGGCGCTTCTATACGCCATTATTTCGGAAGTCAGTTCGGGCTCAATAACCGTGCATATGTGAGAGATAGCGTATGGGGAAGTTGTCTTGTTGCTGAGAACTCAATGAGATTACTTTTCCCATTGTGATTTGTAGCTCCTCTTGGTATAATAGGATGTTTCATTCTACTATTCAAGAGGGGATTTATGGCGCGAAGTATTTATTGCAGTGGTTGTAAAAAAGAAAAAGAAGAGTCAACTAGAAACGAGAGTTATTGCAAGGGATGCAAATCGGAAAGAGCGAAGCGCTTTAAGATGAAAAAGAGAATTACGCTTGGTTTGGAGCCAGTTAGGCCCGAGCGAGAAGCTCATTGTGAAGATTGCAAGACCAAGAAAAGTTGTGGGATTAGCATCGCTGGGCGATGTAATTCTTGCACCGCTATAACGAACAAGATTAGATTGCATGAAAAACGGTTAATGGAAGGAAAAGATCCAGTTCCGATTCGTGATTCTTCATTCTGTCATGTTTGCAATATAGCGAAGGTGGATGGTCGTTGTATTCCCTGTAGGCGCAAATCGGCTAAAGAAAGAAAGGCCAAAAAGCGAGAAGAAGCAGGGAAGAGACCATGGGGTTCAGGAAGGCCTCTTACTTGTTATTTATGCAATGCTGTTAAAGAAAAGCCTTCTGCTTCTTACTGCGATTCGTGTACTGCAAAGGATAATAAAAGACGGTGGAGAGAAATTTCTCCTGAGATTAATACAAGAGAAGTGACTTTGATTTGTGAGTGTGGAAAAGAAAAGTCATCTACTCGTAAATTTTATTGCGATTCATGTATTCACACTAGAAAGCTCGATAGGTCAAGAGTCGCGGCTCAAGTAAGACGTGACAAGTTAAAAGAACAAGGGTTTATTGCTCCTATTCAAGTATTAACAGAAGATGAAAGGTTAATGAGAAAGGAAGCAAGAAATTACTTAAATCGTTTAATTAGGAAGGGGCTTATGAAGCGATCAAGTTGTGAAGTATGTGGCTCAGATAAAAATTTAGAAGCACATCATGATGACTATTCAAGACCATTAGATGTAATATGGTTATGCAGGATACATCATGATGACCATCATCATAAAACAGAATAAGGATTAAAATCATGCCAGTTTCATCAGTACAATACGGACAAAACCCCTGGAAGTACGCCAACGGTTTAAAAATAACCAATGACGGCACGACACCAGATGAAATAATTGATATTGCAGTAGGTTCTATGCTGGATTCAACCGGCGTATTTCAAATTGATGTTGACGCAGTGTTAAGCCCAGACATTACTGCTGAAGGCTTAAACGGCTTGGACACAGGCACTGTTGCAGCAAGCACTGTTTACGCGGTTCACTTGGTGTGCGACCCCGTTACTCAACAAGCTGTTGGTGCCATGTTCTCATTATCAAGCACCGCTCCATTAATGCCGTTTGGCTATAGTGCATTCGCATTAGTTGGCTTTGTTGTTACAGACGGTACATCGGATATCCTTTTGGGAACATGGACTGCTGGTAATAGCTCGCAACGTACATTCTACTTCGACGCGCCTATTGCTACAGCGGTTACTGCTGGTAACGCAACTTCATACACAGCTGTAAGTCTAGCTGCATTTGTTCCTGCTGTTCAAGACACACCTGTTATTGTTAATTATGCGTTCACTCCAGGTGCCGCATCTCGCACATTGAAGATGACCCCAGGAAATGGCGTTGGTGACTTCGTAACGATTACAGGCCAAGTAACATCGGTTGTTGTTAGCAATAACACTGTAGTTCCTTCTAAAGTGACATCAAGCGTTCCTGAGATTGATTACAAGGTAGCAAACAGTGGCGACGCGGTTGCTATTAACGTTGCTGGTTACGTTTTCAATATCTAATCTACCCAACAGGCGCTTAGATAGTTTGAGCGCCTCTAAAGGAGTATTTCATGGCTTACACGGCGCTTGAATTAATTACGCGTAGTTATTATCTTTCGCAGGTCGTGAGCCGGTCCCTGCAGACGGTCTCAGGTGAGCAAATTACCGATGGGCTCTTTCTTTTAAACGCAGATTTGTACTATAAGAGTACAGATTTGCGTTTAATACCTTATTTTAGAGAATATACTTTCCCGACCATCCATGGAGTGGAAATGTATTATATTCCTGATTTGCTATTTGTTGATTCGTTAACCTTCAACTTACAAAACGTCAGGTATTCTCTTCTTGAAACAACACGCAAACAATATTTTTCAGGTCCTCGTATAGACGGCGTTGAAAGTTTGCCATACGAGTATCGCATTGAAAGAGTATTGGGCGGTTCTAATATCTATTTATACTTCGTTCCAAACACAGTTTACACAATGAAAGTATGGGGCAAGTTTGCGTTGGATGAGGTGGCTTTAACAACCGACATGTCTTTGACATACGATCAATTCTATCTTGAATACCTTCGATATAGCTTAGCTGTACGCATTTGTGAAGATTGGGGTGCAAGCGTTCCTGATTCCACAATGGCTAAATATAAAGAAATGCAGAAGAAGTTGATGGATGTATCTCCTCCTGACTTATCTATACAGAAGCGCGGTTACTTCAATGGTGGACCTGTTATGTCATGGCAGCAGGTGAATATTGGTCGCGGGTGGTATCCTTTTGGTTAGTTTGCAAAAAGGTTATAACTTCCCTTTATAGTACATCCCAGTTTAAGCCGCCAGCTTGATATTCCATCACTCTTGTTTCAAAAAAGTTTTTTTCTTTTCGGATATGAGCTTGTTCATCTAACCACGGCAACGCACATTGCGCATTAGGAAATGGGTGTTGCAAACCGAGTTGTTGAGCGCGAGTATTAGCAACAAACCGAAATTGTTCTACATGACTTTCAGCCGAATAGCCTAAGATATGTGTAGGCAATATATAATTAGCATAGTCTGCTTCCGCTTCTTCAGCCTCGTTCCACATATTTTGGATAGCGACGGGATCTAATTTTACATTATTTTCCTGTATAATTTGTAATATTGTACGAATGCCGAAGTTCGCATGCATGATCTCATCGCGCATGATATATTGTAATTGCTCCCCAGTTCCTTTCATTAGTCCTCTTCGTTGTAATGAAAAAATCGGACTAAATCCATTATAAAACCAGCAACCCTCGAATACTGCCGCGAAGAAAATATAAGCCATCACAAAATTACGCAATTCATCTGGATCAGTAAGATCAATATCAGTTCTTAAAATTGATTTTAAACGATCATTAGAAATTTGTATTTTTCTATTGATTACTGGCACTACTCGATAACGATTGTAGATTTCTCCTTGATCAAGCCCTAACGTTTCAATGCAATGCTGATATGTCCAAGTATGCAGCGCTTCCTCATATACTTGCCTTGCTTGATAAATTTGTATTTCAGGAGCCGTCATTTTTTCCATAACAGCTAGTCCTATATTTCGCATTGCAAGAATATCTGATGTTGTTAAATAGGAAAGCACATTGTCATAAACATGTTTTTCATTCGTAGAAAGTTTATTTGTATAGTCTGATATATCACTGGACATACTCACTTCTAAAGGTGTCCAATTATTTTTATTGGCAATGAGAAAGTAATCCCATGCCCATGGATATTTGAAAGGAGCGAGTTGATTGATATCAGAAAGCCCATTAACCACTCGTTTATCTTCTGCTTTGACAGGGAGCATGCATTGAATTTGAGGTGCAGATTCTTTTATTGTAGTTTCATTTAGTATTAAATTAACGCTCATGTTATTCCATTTGTAGTCAGTTTTGTATGAAGTTTAAAAAATTATTTATACGCTATTCTAGCAGAATTCGACAAAATGACTAACGATCATCTACCGAAATTGAGGAACTATTTACTGCAATTGCGTTGACATCCATTCTTCTAATGACATTGGTTTAGTTCCTTTTGGCAAATTACCGTATCTTTCTCGATGAATTATATCTCCCGCGTAATCTTGATACCCCTGGTTATGGGTTTGGGTTTTGGGGTTTGAAGTTGCGTGAGCAAGATTGTCCTTAGAAGAAGGATTAGTAGAAGACTTAGTATATCGGCCATGGTGGCCGGTGTTGGGGTCACTTTTGGCCGGGGTCTCGGTAGATTTGGCCGGGGTGTGCAATTTGGAACCGGCCACCATGGCCGCTGTGGTAAATAATAATCCAAGCGAAAATCGTCGCGCATAAGACTTTGCTATTTTTCCTCGTAGTTTTTGAAGGGCATCTTTTAGGGGAAACTGTTCGCGGGAGTTTTTGTGCCTGTGATTTAGCATTTACAATTGGTACAATAGGAGATTGCCGCGAATGGGTGAGACCATAGATCGCGGCTGTAACGTCTAATTACAGGAGTAATTTTACTTGAGTAACCCACCTATTGCAACAACTAAAAAAACACTCATTGAGAAATTTTCAGGCAAATCTTACAAAGATGTAGATGGTGGCTGTACTGTTATACATACTAAATCTCTCCAATTAATTAAAAGCGTCGATAATCTTGCGGTATATACTTACCTTTGTTCAAAACCACCAGGATGGATTATTAACGCCGAGGAAATTTCCAGGCATTTTGATATTGGAATAAAGAGAGTTTACAAAGCCATTAAGGATTTAATAATGATTGGCTTGATGGAAAAGAATGAGATAAGAGAAAAAGGCAAGTTCATAAAACATATTTATTATTTGCATCTATCTCCACTCGGCCGAAATGGCTGAGTGGTTAGTTATCCACAATGCTCGAGTTATCCACAGACCACTCGGCCAAAAACCACTAAGTGGTTCAACCACTCGGCCATTTTGGCCTAACATATAAAGAAGAGATCTTTAAACCTTATAAAGAATAGAATATATAAAAGAAGAGCATTACTTACGTAATTTTTTTAAACCCAAAAACAAAACCAAAAAACAACATTACAAACAACTTGACGCCCTTATCCATCAATGCTATATTACGAGCAGATTAATTAAATAAGGGGATGTCATGACTAAAGAAATATCAGCTGACTACTGGAATCATGAAACAAGAATAAGACTAATGGAAGAGCTTAATAAGCGCGTTGAGATTAGATTTGATAAAATAGAGTCTAAGATAGACAGTCATTTCCATTGGACCATAGGAGCGATTATAAGCATCTTAATCGCCACTATTGGTATTATTGTTGGTGTTCGTTAGGGGGTGTTATGCTTTCCGTACTATTATGGTTAGTTGTTACTATTGTACTTTTTAATTATGCTTATGG